GACGGCTCCAATATCGCGTTCGAATACAAGTGTTCTGATGCATTCAGTTTCGTGCTGCGATACAAGAAAGGCTATTCGATAGCGACAACTTCAACCAATGACATGTTGACCAATCATCCTGGATGCTATCTGTATGGTGCAATGCGTGAGGCAAGTATATTTTCTAATGATGATGCTAACGCACAAAAATATGAAGCTCTATTCCAACAATCTATCGATGAAGCGCTTAGAGACGAGAATAAGAATCGTGCTATGGCCACATTGGTTACAGACAGATCGATAGTCAGCACGGGCAAAATAAACATTTTAGCAGGGGATATGTAATGGCTTTAGAGACTGGAACTTATATTAGTGACTTGGTAGCCGCAAATCCTATTGCGGCAGATCCAAAGAGCGCCGGAGATGATCATATCCGTTTACTAAAAAGCACAATAAAAGCCACATTCCCAAATGTTACGGGCGCCGTTACTCCTACACACACAGAACTGAATTATGTTGACGGCGTAACAAGTGCTATCCAAACACAGCTTGACCTAAAAGCGCCTTTGGCAAGTCCAACATTTACTGGGGTTCCTCAAGGGCCCACTGCTGATACTGGCGATACGGGTACTCAATTAGCTACGCTTGACTTCGTGATTGCCACAAGCCTTGCTGGTACGCTACCAGGTCAAACAGGTAATGCTAGTAAGTTCTTGACCACTGATGGCACTAACGCTTCATGGGGTGCTACGCTTGATCTTGATGTTGTTGCTCCTGCTGCTGGTACTAGGATTGCAACGACTACTGGAACTGAGACATTAACCGACAAGACTGTTACTGATTTGATCTTGGCTGATGATGCTGACCAGACAAAGAAAGCTAATTTTGTATTGAGCGGTGTTACTGCAGGGCAAAATAGAGCATTAACCATTGCTGATGAAGCAATGACGCTGTTCACTCCATACGCACGGCTGTTATCTAAAGTTGTTGCTTCCAACTCTGCTACCGTTGACCTTGAGACAACATTCGATAGCACATACGATGAATATCTGATTGTTGTTAGTGGCTTGAACATTCAGACAACTTCAACGGATCTTAGGATGCGAATGAAGATCGGCGGATCTTATTTGACCGGCGCTGTGTATCGATACCGTAATAACTCCGGGTCATTATCTTCTAGCCAAACTGAAATAGAACTATTCAATGGCCTGTCTACTGCTGTTAATGTGAACGTTGGCATGACCATTAGACTAGATGCTCCAACAGACACAAACCATCGCCACACCGTACAGATATCTGGATTCGATAGTAATGGTTGCCAGCCACCAACAAACCCCACTGGTCAATGTACAACCACTGGAGCGTTGACAGGCATAAGATTCTATATGTCGTCTGGTAATATAACAAACGGAAATTTCAAGGTTTTCGGAATAAGGAAATCATAATATGGTACTCTATAAGGCTACTGAATCAGGCAATGTCCCAATGAGCAAAGAAGAGGAGGCAGAAATCCGCGCTGAATGGGATAAGAACAAAGATAGGAAGGTAAAACAGAAAACAATCGAAGAGCGTCTAGACGATTGTGAAGCAAGGTTGAAAAAACTAGAAAAGGCATAGTATAAATGGCTATTGTGCGCGTCCCTAATTGCGGTGCTGTTGGTGTAATACAAGACTTATCGCAGCATGAGTTACCTATTAACGCTTGGACAGATGCGCAAAATATCCGGTTTCTTGACGGCTACTTGAATCAGTTTCTTGGGCATGGTCAAGTGTATGGAACTCCGTCAGTAATACCTTATCATGTGCTGCCAGTCATTATTGGGTCTGCTAGGTATTGGATATATGCATCGTTAACCAAGATATACGCAGCAACTATCACGGCTGGTTCTGCTGTGCATACCAATCTAACACGACAAACAGCCGGGAATGATGTCGACTACGCGGCAACGGCAAATAGTTGGACATCTACTGTTCTCGGTGGTATCCCGATATTGAATCCAGGAAATACAACTGACGTTCCGCAGCAATGGGACTTAAACACTGCAAATAACTTTGCTGCTTTGAGCAATTGGCCTGCATCAACTTATTGTAAGTCATTGAGGGCATACAAGAATTTCCTTGTGGCGCTTAATGTTACAAAGACATCAACCAATTATCCGTATATGGTCAAATGGTCACATCCTGCAGACCCTGGATCTGTACCTGCTTCATGGGATAAAACAGATCCAACAAGGGATGCTGGAGAATTCGATCTAGCTGACGGATATGATCAAATAGTTGATGGGCTTGCGCTGCGAGATTCATTAATAATCTACAAGGAAGCATCAGTTTGGAGGCTTGACTTTACTGGCGGCGCATATGTTCACCGCGCAAGTAAAGTGATGGGCACTTCTGGCGCAATGAATCGCAATTGTATCGTTGAAATAGATGGTTATCATGTTGTATTGACCACAAACGATATTGTTATCCATGACGGCGTGCAGGCTAATTCAGTGCTGGATAAAGTTACCCGTAGATGGCTATTCCAGCATATCGATGTTGATGAGTCTTATCAATCGTTTGTATTCAAGAATCCATTTTACAATGAGGTATTTATCTGCTTTGCTTCAATCGGCGCTTCATATCCTGACACTGCCATAGTGTTCAATTACAAAGATAGAACAGTAAGCAAACGCTCACTGCCAAATATTCATCATGCTAATTTTGGTCAGGTTGATAATACGCTGGCTGGCACATGGGCAAGTGATTCTGATCCATGGGATAGTGATCTGACATTGTGGGATGGTCCTGATCAAGTACCCAATGCTGCTAGGGTGCTGATGGGTGGTCACGATACAAAGTTGTTTATGTTGGATGCTTCAAGTAGCTTTGATGGCGTTATTCCGTCAGCTTATGTTGAACGGCGCGGATTGTCTTTCGATATGCCAGAGAAGATAAAGTTAATTAAAGGCATCCGTCCAAGGATAACCGGAAACGTTGGCGATACTGTCATTATTAAAGTTGGCGGCAACAATACCAGCCCATATGATCAACCAACATGGGACGCAACCATGACGCATACAATAGGAACCACGATTAGAGACAATTGCCTTGTTGCTTATCGATACCCGGCTATCAGATTCGAGACTGGTACAGCGTATAATTGGCGCATGGATTCGTATGATATTGAAGTCGATACGTTGGGGGATTGGTAGATGCGCACAATAAATAACAGCTCAGTTTTCTACGCTCCCGAACCAGTTCCATCTGATCCAAAAGAACTTCCAGCATATATTGAGAGAAATAATAGGGCAATAGAGATGGCTATAAACCTTTTGGCGGTTGGTCACTTGGATGAAACTCATGTTGCGCCTGTAAAGCCTAGAGTAGGTGATATAAGGCTTGCTGACGGAACTAACTGGAATCCAGGAAGCGGTCAAGGCGTTTATGCTTACTATAATTCAGTATGGAATAAACTCTAATGCAGATATATAAACTCAATAGAGAAGATATACCAGGCGTATGGTTGACAATTAGGCCATTCCTGGATGCTGCATTGAATAAATATGATGTAAGCAAGAAATTCCCACTCGATTGTGTTCTACGTGATCTTGTGTCAGGTGCTAGTCAAGGTTGGGTAATTGTCAATGATGCTGGTGTTGTTGTTAGCGCGATAGTTACCGAGATAGAGCATTATCCATTGGGTGATACTGTGATCATATTCTTGATGGGTGGAGAATCTATGGAAGATTGGGGAGATTTGCTGCATAACGCCATTGTGAAATACGCTCAAGAAGTAGGCGCTAAATGGATTGAAACAGGTAGCAGGCGCGGTATTGGCAAGTTGTTTTATGATAGACTTGGCTATAAAAGAAGATACGAATCATACTCTTACGAGGTGAAATGTGAGTAAAAAAGCAAAACCACAGGTAACGACCAATGAACCTTGGAAGGCCGTCCAACCGTATTTGACAGGCGGGAATAACATCAAAGGAATATTTCCTGAAGCTCAAAAAATGTTTGAGAGCGGCGGGTTCACGCCAAACATGCAAGGCGCCGTTGATGCATATTCACAAGGGTTAATGACTCGAGCGCAAGATCCTATAAACGGTCAATTGCAGACTGGTGCTCAGCAAGTAATGAAGGGCGCGTATGATTCCCAGTTCGGTCCTGTTGCAAACACTAATAATGTTGATGTTAATCTGGTTAGAGCTAGACAAGGGCAAGGCGCGCTAGATCCAACAAGCGCCCTAAAAAACATGCTCTCTGGTCGACCTGACAATCCTTATTTGCAGCAACAGGCAAATGCTTTGACGGCTAATTTAACGCGTAACTTGAACGAGAATGTTATGCCTGGCATCCGCTCTGAAGCGCTTGCGAGTGGTCAATATGGTGGGTCTAGGCAAGGAATCGCTGAAGGATTGGCGGCATCAAGATTGAATCAAGACATCGCGCCTGCTGTAACCAATCTATTCGGCGGCGCATATGAGAACGCACAAAATAGAATGTTTGGGACGGCATCACAGCTTAACGATCAGGCATTCCAGAACGCCAATAATAACGCTAACCGTAACATTAACACGCAACAATTCAATGCAAACTTAGGGCTACAGAATAATTCTCAGTTAATGCAAAAGAATCAAGCGAACCTTGCAAACCGTACACAAGGCGTTAATCTTTACAATACAGCCAATGGAATGCAAGACGACACGTTCCAAAAGTACATGCAAGCGCAAGGAATGCCACAAGGTTACAATTGGCAGAACTTGAATAACTACGCGAATATTATTTCACCGGGTGCTGGCATGGGTGGTACTAACTCGCAAACCATGACCAAAAATGTAGGTGCTGGAATGCTAGGCGGTGCTTTGGGCGGCGCTTCTCTCGGGTCTGCGTTTGGTCCTGCTGGGATGGCTATCGGCGGTGGTTTAGGTGCTCTATCAGGATTATTCTAATATGATCAATAACTTCATGAATCCAAACATGCTGGCCTTGCTAGGTGCTGCGCAAGGGTTGCTGCAATCATCTGGTGCTAGTCCAAGGCAGATTACCATGGGCGAGGCGCTTGGCAATGGCTTGCAGGGCGGTATGCAAGGAATGCAGCAAGGCATGGATATGCAGGTTAGAAACCAGCATATGGAAGCCATTAAGAATGAAGCGCAAATGAAGCAAAATAAGCTGCTTCGGGATATGGAAATACAAGAATATTTGCGTAAAAATGTCGGCGGTGGCGATAGTAATGATCCTGTTGACTTGGGCAAGAAGTTAATTAGTTCTGGGTATCAGGAATTGATACCAATGGGCACTCAATTACTTAAATCAAAAACAGCCAAGTCGTTTATAAAGGGATTGGATGATAAAGGTCAGCCTACTTTCTACACCGGATATAGCACTGGTGAAGTCGCTCCTACTGGTGTTACTCCTGCTGAAAAACTAATGCAGATCAATAGAGGAAGTCAAATCGATCTTGCAAACCCGTACACCGGGCAGGCGCAAACATCGCTAGGTGTGGGAATGTCTCCGGGGCAAGCGGCTTCATTGAGTCAGGCTGAAAGGCATTTTGGTCAGTCGCAAGGATTGGCACAACAAAAGTTCGCGCTTGATCAATTAAGAACTGCTATGGAAATGGACCCAAAGTATCAAGCAAGCAAGGCAGGTATGATAGCGGCTGGCAAGGAATCGGCATTGAATCAAGTCAAATCTACTCAAGAATTGCCTAGGGTAATTCAACAAGGCGAGCAAACGATAAAACTTGTTGA